CACCTCGTCCTTGTAGTCGTTTTGACGAGCTTCTAACAATTTTCCCTGGTAAGCTTCCTCACCTCGCGCTTGTCGCTCGGCGTGCATTAACTGTGCATCTGACATTGCCATTTTCGTCTTTTGACGATTGGCATAAATTTTACTTCCAGCGTTTATCGCTAATTTAATAGCACTAAACCACATAGCTTAATACCACTTAGCAGTTTTTTTCTTATCAGCCAGCATTCTTTTAGTTCCTCTTACCTCAACTTTGTCTCCAGTTGGGATAACGTTCCACTGCATACCGTCTGCAAGTGTTTTTCCTCTAGGATCTCTTTCAAGATTCTGAGAAGGAATGCTAACATCTGTCTCTTTTGTAAAAGATTCTTTTTTAGCCATTGTTTCTCCTTATTTTTTTCTTAATTTACCCAATGTTATAGCAAATCTTGCTCTTTGTCCAAGTTTTCCTGGTTTCTTAGCAGCTGCTTTTAACTTTGAAGCGGGTATTGTCTTACCTTTTTTAACACCAAGAGATTTTCTTAGTGCTCCAGGTTTTTTTATCGCTTTTTTGATGTTTAATGTCATCTATTTTCTCCTTTGTACTTTTCAATTTCAACACTTGGTATCATTTTATCCACATTTGGCATAGTTTTACTAAGTATTGTCTTCTCAATTGAAGTATCAGCTCTCATTTTAGCTAATTCTTCGTTTTGTTGAAGCTTGTCATTATGTTCTTGTTGATTCATCATCGCTTTCATACGATCAAGATTAATTTTTTCTTGTCCTTCAATTTTTTTACGTTGATTATCCATCGCTCTAAGGTCTAACTCTCTAGATCTTAGCTTAGCAATTGGATCATTATCAAATTGAGAGGTAATTGCCTTCTCTTCCTTCATGAATTCTTCCATCATTTCAGCAATCAATACAGCTTTTCTTGCTTCTATCTTTTGAGACATCTGCATTACCTGTTGTTGAAGCTGTGGATTTTGTTGAGCCATCTGAGTCATCTGTGCAATCTGTGCTAATTCCTGAGGGAACTCTAGTTCAATCTGTTCTTGAGCCATTAAACTAATATGTTCAAAAACATTTTTCTCCATAGCTGCCATAACCATCGGATTATTTCTAGCAATATTGGTTGCCATAAAATTTAAATGCGAAGTTATATGAGCTCTATGATCTTGACCAGGGAAAGCTTGAAAAGGTTTTCCGGATAAAGCCATAATGTTTTCTAAACTCGGATCCAACGGTTGAGGTGGTTGAGGTTTGATTAATAACGTATCAATATCTTTTACACCTAACGCTTCATACATATTTCTATACGCCTGATACAAATTATGTATTTGAGGATTTGAGCTTGCCAGCTGCAACTCTGTTTGCGCGAGGGAAATACGCTGAGTTTGAGAAAAGATGTTGGGATCAGCAACTGGCAATATATCCACCCGATCATCAAAGTCTGCTTGTTTAATCATTCTTTGACCCCCAACTACGTCGTACGGATATTCCGGTGGTAGATATAACTTGAATACTCTTGCTAATAATCTGAACTCAGATTTTAAAGAAGAGTAAATTCTTTTATGGATAGCAGACATAGTTCTGCTTCCTCTTTCAAGAAGAGCAACAGTTGTACCAACAGCTGCCTGTTGATTACCATCACCAACTTGTAAATCTGCAATTGATGCAAATCTTTGACCTGCATTAACAACAATACCCATTAAGTTTAATAAAGTTGCAGAAGGCTCTTTAAATGGCAACATCATAAATGAATCTTTTAAGTTACCACCTGGAGCATCTACATCTCTAAACTCACCGGGTTGAATTGATTGTGCGTCGTCTCTAATCCTAATTCCACGCATCTTAAATCCTGCGGGTAAGTTGGAGAGCGTACCCGCATCCAATAATTGACGAAGAGCTGCAGTTGCAGTTCTAGACAGACCACCAATCATATGGATGAGACCGAAACCATAAAAACCTAGTCCAGGTAAAAACTTAAAGTGGACAAAGTAATCTATTTTATTTTTTTTCGGATCCCCAATTTCATAATTTCTTTTAATTGATAAAACGTTTCTTGTCGCTTCTTCAACTGTTACAATGTAAGGTATCTTAATTCCAGATGGCTCACCTGATTCATCGGTATCTTCAAAGCCTTCAATATCTAAATTAATGTGACACTCTAACAAAGTATAAACGTCATCATCTTGAGTTTTTCTTTGGCCTTCTAATTCTCTCTCTTTTTTCTCTACATCGTTTTCAACATTTCTTGGTTGGCCTAATTCTATATCTCTATAAAAGCCTGCGACTTGTTGTTTTCTTAATTCGTTTTTAGAAATTTTTACCCGATGGATGATTGCTTCCGCATCTTCTAATGAGGTAGCGGTGTATGGTACAATCAAATCATCTGCAGGTACAAACTTTGATGTTGGCTCTCCTTCAAGTTCATCATAATAAACTTTTTTAAAAGCCGATCCTGCTAAAGGTAAATAAAATAGCATTTGATCAAAGTCTGGCTCATAGTCTTTCATTTTCTCCATGAGTTCGTAATTCATAAAATCTTTAACTCTTTGAGCCTGTTGTTGTTTCTCTGGATTAGGTGCCCCAATCACAGCTGTTCTAACTGGGCCATCTGCTGGTAATAATTCTTTGTAAGCTAAAGCTTGAAACTGTGTAACAGCTTCTGCAAGAACTGGGTGAGTTGCACCACTTGCTCCTTGGAAAGGTTCCGTTTTCATATCGTATTTAAAACCTAATAAATCTAAACCTGTTGTATAAGTTCTCTCCCAATCTTTTCTACCCATTTGGTAGTCCATATATTTTTGAGAAAGGTCTGCTCCAATTTCTGATAATACTTGATCTGGTAAAAATTCTGCTAAGTTTGCGTAGTGTTCATCGCTACCTTCTGGTGAAGCGGCATTAGGATCAAAATTAATTTCAACTGAGCCATCTTCATTCTCGGTTGTCTCTACAGGCCCTGGTGCCTGTTGCTCTTCTACTGCAACTTCTTGTACTGTTTCTTGTAGGTCTTCATCACTCGGAAGTGTAACGCTGCCTCTTGGTCCTTGTGTTAAGGACTTGTCTATTTTGTCTGCCATTTGTTTTCTCCAATTCTACTGTTTTAACAGTATTATAATTAATATTCAAGCCCTGAGGCGTGGGTCCTGCTTCAGGCGCCAGGAGCCAGGTTTTAGGATATACCTGCGATTTGTTTCGCGTATTTGCCATATACTGGTCCTCCTTTTTGAAATCTAGGTAAAAGCTTTTGTTCTATAAAATCTGTAAATATTTTTTTATCTCCTTCATCAGTGATGACCTGATTTATAATATCTAAATAATCTCCAGCTAGTTTTAATTTTTCACCCGGGACTACTCCTTCTTCCGTTTCAATTTCTCCAACAGAACCCTCTACAAAACCTGCTTCTTTTCCAGGGGCGTACAAAGATACCTCACCAGTTTCATAATCAAATATTGCACCATGCAATCCACCTTTACTCATTCGAGGTAAATCGCGTGAGTTAGGACTTTTTTCAATAAATTTTTTAGCATCGCCTTCTGAGTCGGTAGCAATTTTCATAATCTTTAAATTTAAATTAGCTATTTTATTAATATCTTTTTCATTAGTTACAGGGCCCTTCCCTTCATACTTATCAACCAAAGGCCCTAATTCTTTATATAATTTTTTAAGTTCACTAATTTTATTTCTATATAATTTATTTACGTCTTTGCTTTGAAAAACTAAATCGTCTTTATTAAACAACTTATCTTTGTTTCTATAAATCCAATCAATCTGTCTATCTTTTTGCAAAGTATTACCCTTACCATATTTTTTTGTAAAGAATTCTATAGGAAAAGGATGTCCACCTTCTATTTCACCTAAGTTATATTTTTCATAAACTTCTTTTACACCTTCAGGTAAATATTTTGGGGCTCTCATATCTTTAAATCTATTATAAATACCTCCCCCAACTTCTCTTAAAAAATCTGATCGAGCTAATGTTCTTACATCCATAGGCTTAACATTGCTTAACCGTTCGGTTTGTTTAGTAATATAATTAACATAATCATTTAATTTCACTCCCTTAAAAGGACCTATTTTTTTAAATGGAATATTCCCGGTTCTTAAAGCATCGGTAACACCACTGGCAGTGGGTAAACCCAGCAAAGCTGCTATTTCACCTGGGTTATAAAATTCATCAAAATTAACTCCTGCTTTTTTTAAACCACTAATTTGTTTTTCTAATATCTTTTCT